CTCGGAAACAGCACCAGGGTAAACACTCTGCACTTCTTGGGCCATCAAACCGACTTGACGGCCACCACCCCAAATGTAATCAAACTCATAGACGTTCAATCCGTCGGATCGTGTGCCGATTTGCTTAATGTTTTTCTTGAGTCTGCGGTCACTGAATACGTTGCTCAATCCTGGCTGGCCCATTTTTCCGCCAGCGCCGTATTGAGCGCCAAGCACTTGAGCTGGCAGATTCAGCAGGCCGCTGTAGGCTTTGGCTTGGCCAAGTTCGCCACCAGCCAAAGCAGCGCCACGTTCGGCCTGCAGGCGTGCGATGGCAGATCCTGTTTCCATGCCTGCTGTGCCAACACCGGCAGCAGACTGCTGGCCGAGTGACGTCATGCCACCCAGGCGGCTGTATTGTTGGTCAATCGCCTCACGAAGCATCGCAGGCCGGAACTGCGCCAGGGCTGCTTGGATGTTGCCGCCACGCAGTCCGCCAGTGGCAGAGGCGCGTTGCAGTAAGGCCTCTTCGCCTTGGCGCACGGACTCTTGGAAACCAACGCCGCCTTGAATGCGCTCGATGGCTGCACGTTCAGCCTCTGGGCCGCCCATGCCAAGTAATGCTTGCTGCTGAGCGAGTGCTGGCGTGCCTGCTTCAACATAGGGCTTGAGCAATTCACGCAGGGCATCAAACTGACGGCGCTGCTCTTCGATTCCAGCTTGACTGGCTTGGGCTTGCATACCAGCAGCATCACCTGCTGCGTCGGCTTGCATCATTCCGCCGACGAGCTGTGTGCCGCCGACGATTAGGCCGGTGATTGGATCAGGCATGGCCAAACTCCTTCATGTAATCTTCAAATGTCTCGCCATACAACTCCATGACAACGTGTGCATTATCGTTGGCAAACTTTGCGCCATGGTAGGCCTGGACGGCCATCAGGATGACGTCGTAATAGCCTGCACGCCACATGTAGGAACGCGCATCGGGCTTGCCAGCACGTTCCACAAGGTCGGAGGCCTGCCACTTCATGACCATCAAAGCCACGCAAGGTGCAAGCAGTTCAGCATTTTTGAGGTAAAACGAATTCTGGTTCATCGCCACAAGTGTGTTCCAGATTGCTCCATCGAGCTCGGTTCGATCTACAGGATCACCATCGGCAACGTCATCAAAGACTTGGATGGCGTTCCAGAGCATCAAAAGCCACTCCACGGCTGGCGCAGGCAGCAGCAAAACCTGTGCAAGGTTCTGTCTGAGGCTTTCCGTACCAGTCATGCTCTACCCTCCAAGTGGCGAATGAGCTGCTGGCGGCTCGATAAGCTCAGCACCTTTATTTTCCCACATTCGCATGCTTTGTCAATCAAGATCGAACTCTCGTTCTTCCCAGGCTTGACAGCTGCGCATGTCGTGGCAGATGAAGTCAAACTTGTGGCAGTAGCCACGAAATCCTGCGCCGGTGTCCCAGTCATTTTGTGGGATGCGCTCCATCTTGGCCTGCATCATGGTGCTGTTGTCGTAATACTCGCAGTTCGAGCAGCGACGACGACGGGCCTCTTTCTCGTCCACTTGCATGGCCTTGCCAAGTGCAACCCAGTAGACCTTGTTGGCCGTTGGCTCGTTGCTTGGGTTTTCAGGGCCGAGCATCCAGTCGTCGATCACCACCTGGGTGTTCTTCTTGTTCTCAGCCGCTGTGATGAACGGCATGGATTCTGGCAGGCCGGTGAAGCCAGCCACCATAATCTTTGGCATTTCCATTGTGGTCTCCTTAAGTGATTTCACGGCCAGAGGCGCGGATGGTCAGGGCAGTGGCCGTGCCGGTGGTCGAGATGAAGCCACCATTGGCCAACACTTGGCCAACCAGCTCGGGGAAGGTGTAGGTTTCGTCCGGTGCAATGGCGCGATTGTCCACAATCAAGTTGGTCGCTCCTGCGGTTCCTCCGTTGCTTACCAGGTTGACGCTGATCACCGCATTGCTGGCGCTGGTGTTGGTGGCCGTGAATTTGTCGATGATGGCCGTGCAGTTGGTCGCGGTGTATTGCGTGGTCTGCGCGGCCTCCATCTGCTTGGAGCCAATGAGGGGTTTTGCTGTGACTGCCATGTCGTTCTCCTTAAGTGGCTTCTGCGCCGCTAGCGATGATGGTCAGGCCTGCGGATGCGGCCTGGATTTGAATGGTATCGCCTGCGTTCAGCACCTCGATGCCGTTGTACTGCAGGGTGTTGTTTGCAGGAACTGCGACGTCGTACAGAAACGCATTGCCAGTGCCAGCCGATCCTGCCGATGGCACCAAGAACACGCGCACGTTGATGGCCGCGCCTGTGGTGTTGGCGATGCTGAATTCCTTGAGTAGCGTGCGCGTGCTAGCCGGGACGGTGTACAGCGTGGTGACGCCAGTCGTGATGGCCGATTGGCCAAGTTTGGTGGGTGTGATTACATCGAAAGCCATGTGAGCACCTGATTAGATCGCACGGATGCGGGAAGGTTGGCCAAAGGCAAGATGCCGTTCACATCATGCGCCAGCTCGACATTGTTGCGCACTGGAGCAAGCGCCAGCATTTCCAGAGCATTGGCCATGCGTCCAATGCTGTCCAATGCCTGCACAGCTTTCTGGTCTGCTGTGCCTGCGTTGATGGCGGCATCTTTCGCCAAGCTGACAATCTGCGATAGAGCCTCATTGGCTGCGGCTTGTCCTTGGCCAGCCTGAATCTCGATGCCAGGCGTGTCGCTGGATGGAGAGACCTGGTCAGCAACTTTGAACAATTGCTCAAACTGCCTGATCTGCTCCTGGTTTTTCAGGAACGTCGCAAGCTGGTCGCGTGTGAGGTTGAGCTTTTGCGTTGCCATCAGAAGGCCAATGGCTCGATCTGAGCCTCAAGACGGATGAAGGACAGGTGCGCTTGACTGTCGCCACGGAAGCGCTGAATGCGCCAGTTCCTCATGTGGCCCTGCTGAAACCATGCCAAACGCTTTTGGCTGTTGCCTGTGGTGCCGACACGGATGCCACGGTCTTGGCTCCATGCTTTGCCGTCCAGGCTGTAGCTGGTGGTGATGATCGGGTCAACACCAAGCGCCACGCTGCCGGTCAGGCTGACAAGCTCTAGCTCGTTGAAGATCGCACCGTTGCTCTCGTTGTAGACGATCAGCGTGCCAAACTCCCAGCGAACGATCTGGCCCCAGTGGCTGCTGATGTTGTCCACCAGGTAGCCGATGGCGCTGGACTGTGGGTCACCGATCAGCCACTTGTCGTAGGCCCAGACCAAGTTTCGTGCGCGGTATTGGCTGAAGCCGACCTGGCTGGTACTCAGGGTGAACCAGACCTGTTGCTGAAGCGCTGTTGATGCGGCTGCGTCATAAACCAGTGTGCGGTCTGGCAGGTGCACATACAGGTGCTCGTGGGCTTTGTCGTTGCGTGCTTCCAGCTTTACGGTGGCCAGTTGCGCTTCGGTGTAGTTCAGCAGCAGCTCGTCGATCTCTTGCGTGCTGATCTTTTGGGCTGTGGCATTCGCGCCCATGTAGATGCCTGGCGCTTCGTTGCGGCCAGAGCCAAGGAAGGCGATCATATCCATGAACACGCAACAGCCAAATGTGCCAATGACACCCTTTGTGACCTGTGCGCCATCGATGCGCTGAAATGGGAAAAACTCGCCGCCAACGTTGTCAAAAACCTCGATGGTGTTGCGGTTCAGTGCATAGACCTCATTGCGCAGTTTGAGCAGAGCCACCACTGGGTCGGGGTCAACTTCGCTGGAGCCGTACTTCAGTGGGTTGACCTGGGTCGGGTCGGACAGCTCTGTCACGATCAGGCTGGTGCCGTCGGTGGTCATGAAGTAGCCATCTACCCAGACCACGTCCAGCACGACGCCAAGGTCGGGGTCGGTGACTTGCACCAGGCCAAGCGAGCTGCTCCAGTAGTACAAGCGGCCACCAGACGCGATGGCCAGACGGTCGAAGCTGTAGTCGAGCGTCACCAGGGTATTGACGGGGCCACCAACGTCGCCTAGCACGGTCACAGCGCCATTGCTGGCCACGGTCACCAGCTTGGTTCCCATGACCCGATAGCAGACGCCGTTCCAGTTGATGCCGCCACGGTCGATGCCTGGGCCGGTGCCGTTGCCGACGATGCCGTCACCAGGACGCAGAAAACCAGCACTGATGCCGGACTGCTTTGGGACTGGCACCAGGTTGACCGGATACGACGTGCGCAGGTCTGGCCCGTTGTCAGCAAAGATGCCGTTGAGGATTGGAATCTGCATTCAACTCACCATTTTTCTTTGGCAGCCCAAAACGCAGCAGACATCTTGCCTTTTGCGATGTTCTTTTCGTGCCTTGCCATGAATGATTCGCGCCTGGCCTTGTCCGCCTTGGACTCGCCTTCACGCTTCGGAGACCCAGACACGCCCTGTTGGCCAAAACGGATGGTTTTGATTTTGTCGCCATCCTTGGCCACCACGACGTGGGACTTGGTTGGGTGCGAAGGCGTGCGCTTGGGCTTGTTGTAGCCATCGACGCCTGCGCATGCCAGTCTTGAGTCTTTGGTGGCCATGGTCAGAAGCTGATGTAGAGCTTGTAGGCTTCCAGCGTGACGACGTTGTTGGCCGTTGCTGGTTGCGCTGTGAAGGCAAAGGTCTGGTTCTGCGTTGCGTCCACTGTCAGCACCACGTTTGCGCCTGTGGACAAGCCATGGCCGACCTGGTTGGCCGAGTTGCTGATCACCTGAGAGCTGCCACGGTTGCACATGAGCTTCTGAGCGCAAGCACTTTCGTTGTTTGCTGCGCTGACTGCCATGAGCACGCCGCCGCCGTAAGACATGCCGATGTTCTTTGCCGCTGCGCTGTTAGTCAGGCTGTAGAGCGCATCGATCTCCATGCCTCCACCAACGCCCATAGACCAGCCAGGGATAACGACAGACGCCAAGGTGACAGCGGTGTTGGCCACGGCCACAGATGCAGTTCCAAGGCCAGTGACGTAGGCCAAGTCGATGGTGACTTCCTTTGTGTCGGTGTCAGCATCCAGGACTTCATAAAAGCCGGTCACGCCAGTGCCGCCCGTCCAGGTGACGTACAGGCTCGCGCCTTGAGCCACTGCGTTGGTCAGGCCGTGCACGCCTGCGCTCACCAGTTTGACATTTCCAGCGTCGTCGGCATAGGTCAGGGTGGTGAAAGTTGCAGCAGGTTGCACTAGGCTGACTGGTGTCAGGTTGCCGAGCACCAAGGCCGGGAAGCTGCGCAGCTTTGGCTGTGTGCCGACGTCATATTCGACGGTGGCATTGCGGTTCTGGATGCGGATGGTGCGGTCTTGGCCATAGGGGCCAAATGTTTGTGCGCTGTTCGACAGCGTGGCCAGCGTGGTGTAAATCCAGGGCTGACCTGGTTCGGCTGCTTGAATCTGCACGACGCTTGGCTCGTCGCCTGTGTTGCCGATGCTGATGGATTGGCCATTGGGCACCAGGATGTCGAAATCACCGGAGATTTTGCTTGGTTGAATGAACATGATTGCTCCTTTGGGTTAGGCGATGCGATACCAGCTGTTGAGCGACTGCACAAAGCGCATGCGGAAGAAGTCCTGCGCGGCCAGGTTACCGGGCACGCCGTAGGCTGCAGCCGCGCCGTTCAGCGCCAGCGTGAAGCTGGTGATCTGCTGTGTGGTGGTAATGAGCACCTCAGTGCCATCAGGCGTCTGGGTGTTCAGCGGAAGGGTGATCGTGCCAGTGGCCAAGGTTCCGGCTGGCTGGAGCAGCATCCACTGCTGCTGGCTGACCGGGGTGGGCACGGTGATGTTGAAGCCGGTGCCAGGCGTTGCGATGCTGGTGGCCAACGACGGGGCTGCAAAAGTTTGCTGGAAATACTGAAGCAGCGCACCGATTGGCAGGCGTCGTGCGTCGCCGTTGTTCGGGGTGTAGACGGGAATCTGGTCGCCTGGTGACGGGAATGCAAGCAGCGGCAGTTGGTTGATGTAAGCCATGGTGAATCCTTAGTTGAACTGGAGAGGGCCGTCTGGGCCAACGTCGACAGGGTTGACGGGTGGACGGATGAACGGGTTGTCGTAGACGCGCCATGGCTTGTTGCCAGCGCCAGCAGGCATGGTGGCCGGGAGCTGTTGCTCTGGCGGCATGGCGGCACGCTGCAGCAGTGTGTTGTAGCTGTCCTTGGCCACGGCCTTGGTTTCAGGCATCACCACCTTGCCATAGCCAGGTGCAATGCGAACAGCGCCATTCGTGATGATCGCTTCATTCGCCCAGTCAGGCACCAGCGTCGGCTCGTCCAGATCGCTGTCTTGTGGGCTTCCTGGCAGTGGGTAGCCCAAGCGGATACCTTTGCCGTTCCAGTCGGCCATCATGGCGTCTATGCGACGCATGGCGGATTGCAGTTGCTCCGGCTGCAGGTCGAAGACATAGGACGCAAGGCCGATCTCTTCAAAGGCCGCCGCAACGAATTGGCGCTTGCTGTAACCCATATCAGGCCTCCTGCTTGCTGAGTGCTTCGGTGATCATGGCCAGCAGCTTTTCATCGCTGGTGCGCTTGGTGAATGTCAGGCCGAGTTCTTTGGCCTTCTCGACCAACTCGATGCGGGTTGGGGCTTCGCTGTCGTCAGGCACTGAAGTTTCTACGACTTCGGGCGCTTGAGGTGCGGCTGCAGCTGCGGCTGCCTGCTCGCGCAACAGACGGTGATTGATGCCGTCGATTGGCCGAGATGGCTTGCGAACCTTCACGGGCTTTTTGTTCTTTCGGTACTTGGGCATGAGGATGTTGTCTTGCATCACTTGGCCTTCCTTTTCATGGGCTTTGCTGTTTTCTCCGCGGCTTTGAATGCTGCAGAAGTCGGTGCGCCCTTAGTGCCAGGCTTGCGCATGCGCTCAGGTGTTTTGCCTGCAGCTTTCTGCTTTTCGATGCGCTCACGCTTGGCGTGGATGTTGGCGTACAGACCGGCCTTCATTTCTTGGCCTTCTTGGGTGCTTTGCTTGGCTTGCCAGCAGCTTTGGCCGCTTTGCGAGCGACGTTGAGTGCAACGGCCACGGCTTGCTTTTGAGGCATGCCGGACTTCATCTCCTTGGAGATGTTCTTGCCGATGGACTTGCTTGAGTAACCTTTGGTCAGTGGCATTTGGGTCTCCTATGCAGAAAGGGGGGCCGAGGCCCCCCAGTCTTTTGCCAGATTACTGGTTGAACAACAAGATGCCGGACATCTCGGGGTTCTTGTTCACCACACCGAACAGCGTGTCCATACGGTACTTGATGGTCATGCTGTCAATGTCGTAGAACTTCTGCATGACCAGCTCGATGCCTTGGTCGGTGGTGGCACGCATCACTGCGACGCCAGCATCCGAAGGCACGGCATAACGACCGGGCAAAATTTCCAGCGAATCACGCTGCCAGAACACGTTTACCGAAGCGGCATTCACGTTCAGGAAGGTGATGGCGGCTGTGTTGGATGGAGCCGATACTTCCACGTTCTTGTACTGCAGTTGGGCGTCGGTGGCAACGCTTTGTGCGCCAATGATCGGGGGAGTGATCACCATGGTGGTGCTATTGGTCACGCTCACGACGCGGAATGTCTTGAGTTGGCCAGTGCTTTGCTTGGTGATGTGGTGCACAGCGAACACGCCAGCAATCGTGAAGGCATCGCCAGCAGCCACGTTGGTGGTTGAGGAAACGGTCACGGTCTGGAAGCGGTTGTCCACGTTGATCTGGCCGCCGACAGAAGTCGAAGTGGCCTGAGGCGTGTAGTTCGCTTGAGTGCCTGCACCGCTGGTGTCGATGGTGATGGAACCACCGCCTGCTGCAGCAGTTTGACGGTTGGCGTAGTCCATCTTGTAGGTGTCGAAGCCAGCGACCATGCCGACATAGCTGCGCTCGTAGGCTTTGTCAGACTTCTGATTGCCGAACGAACGGGCGGTGCCAACCAGGTTACCAGCCAAGCCGTTGTAATCGCGGCTGGACAGGGCCATGAAGCGGTCGTAGTCAGGCACGCCTTGCTCGTTCATGATGGCGTCGCACAGGGCCACGTCGTCATAGTCACCAGCAGCGGCTGCAATCGGCACAACCAAAGAACCCAAGCTTGCGGCAGAGTTCATGATGGCGATGTTGATGTCGCTGGCCAGCTTTTGCTTGGCGGACTCGCCCAGGCGGCCTTCTTGCAAAGCGTCGCGCAGTTCGAGGGAGGTCATTTCCCAAGGCACGGTCTTGCTGAAGCCCAAAGTCGCAGGGACGGCCAACTGAGTCATGCCCTGGTAGCCGGGGATTGGCGTGCCAGGAGTGCTGTTGATCGACTGAGCGATGTAGGGCTGTGGACGCCAGATGGTGTTGTTGGCGCGTTCCATCATTGTCTGGTCTGTGTTGTAGACCGAGACGTTGCGGGACAGCACGAGAGCGTCTTGGAAGCCTTCGAGGAGGTCTTCAAACGCGACGCGTTCTTCTTTCGAGAAACTATTGGACATGATTTTTCCTTAAAAAATGGTCATTTTGAAGCTGCACGCTTCTGCGCCTTGTACTGGATGACCTTGGTCATGTTGCCAGTACGGGCAGCTTCTTCGCGCAGCCGTTCGAGGGTTGAGTCCACCGCGCCAGACACTCGACCAGTTGAGCTGATCATGCGTTCGGGTGCGGGGGCTGCCTTCCGGTTCGTAACTCTCAATTCCTTCTCCAGTTTCGCTACCGCAAAGGCAAACTTTACGGGGTCTTCAATTTTGGCCAGCTCTGCCGCCTTCTTCGGGTTCTTGCCGAGTGCGTAAATCACCAGAGCAGGATTGTCTGCACCTTGCAGCACGACGCCTTGTTGCGTGATGTTGAAGAGTTCCTGGGCGACTGCCTCGGCATCCTCAAAATCTCGCACACGCAGCTCAGCTTTCGCTTTGCCGTAGCCGTCGAGCTTTTCCTGCCAGGCTTGCTTTTGCGCATGCTCGGCCTGCTGTGCCTTTTGGGCTTCAGCATCGGCCACTCGCTTGCGGTCAAACCAGTCTGCCAGTGCAGCTTCGAACCTGTCAGCGTCATAGTCGTGATCTTCCAGCTTTGGCTTTGGCCCAAGGATGACCGGCTTTTTCTCGGTCGTTTGGGTCAGCTTGGCTTCGAGTTCTCGAATGCGCTTTTCCTTTTCTCTGTTTGCCTTACGCAGCTCTTTCACCCAACCAGGCGCATGAGCTTGCTCTTCGGGAGGTGGCGCTTCCTCACCAATGGAGACGATCACTTCGTCGGCATCATCCTCGGCTTGATCGTTGCCGGAGTCTTGATCTTGCTGGTCGGCGTCGGAATTTTGCTCGTCGCCCACTTGCTCAGTTTCGATCTCTTCGTCCTGGTCTTCGATCACCACGGATTCGCCGTCGTTGCTCTCATCTCCTGTAACTGCCTTTTTGTTCATTCAAATACCCCATTTGACTCACCCATTTAAAACGGCTGGGTGGGATTCCGTATAACCACATTCTCCACTAAAACGCTGTCATCTGACAACAGGTTGCACTTGTTCACCAAGCATTGCCTGCTGATTTGCCTCGATAGCGCTTAGGGCCATGTTCTGATCGATCTCGCCAGTCTTGGCCAAAGTCTCCGCCGTCTTGGCGCGAGACAGCTCTGCGTCGGCCACGGTCTTGATTGTGTCGGCACGAGCCTTGGCAGCTTTGGCCACAGCCTCTTCGGCTGCAGCCTGCAGGAAGATCGAGTTCGGGTCTTCCTTTTGGTTCTGTGCCTCGGCCATGAGCGCTTCCATCTCTTTGTCGGTCGGCTTAACCACGCCCATCTTGATCAGGCGCTGGCGGAAGAAGTCGCGCACCTCGCCAATGCCCTCTCCTTCCATGTTCATCATGGACATGGCACCGAGCACCTGCAAGGTTTCTGGGTCTTGCGTGATCTGCATCATGCCGGTCAGGGCGCGAACGGTGGCTGCACGCTTGGAGCTAGACGACGGGCCGACCTCGACATTCACGTCGAACTTGGCAGCGCTCAGGTCGTTGGCCATGCGCACTTCGCCGGTTTCCTGGTCGATTGTGGGCGTCATAAGCTTGACTGTGTCGGTGGATTCGTCCTCGGTGATGACCTTCATGGTTCGGCCTTCTTCGATGTAAACGTCCTTGGCCATCGACAGCCAAACCTCACCGCAACGCTTCATGGCCTTGGCAAAGTTGCTCATGTAAATGAAGGTCTGCATGTCCAGGCGCTGCTGGATCATCTCCACGGCCTTGCCGCTGATGTTGCTGACCATCTTGTCAGCGCCAGACGGGTTGCCCAGAATGTCCTGCATGTCCTGCTCGGTCACCTGCAGTAGGGCTGCCATGGCCGGTGGGATTTGTGGGCTGCGGGTGTAGGCCACGGGGCCGCTGATCGATTGGCTGCCGTCGGGGCCAGTGATCGGGTTGATCAGCAGGTAAGGGTAATCCTTGAGGTTGTCCTCTGCCCACATGACCTGGTGGCCAGCGACCTGCTCGGGCGTGAGGATTGGCTTTTCGACGCTGGACAGGGCGCTGATCTCGCCCAGCTTGGACAGCTGCATGTTCTTCAGACGCTGCGCGTCCTTGGCCAAGCGAACGTGGCCCATGCAGCGCTCGACGTTGTCCACGAACCAGCGCTTGCCGTAAACCGGGATGATCGGGATGCACTTGCCTGCGATGTAGCCAGCGTCCTCAAGGATGCGGCCACCGGACATGATGTACTTGTGAACCTTGCGCGACTTGATCTTGCGCTGGCGCACCTCTTGGCTGCCAATGGCTGCCAGGGTGTTTTCCAACTCGGGGTCTTCCTCGAAGTCCTTGGAGCGATAGCGTTCCTCGGTGCCGTCGATGTTGCGGAAGATGCGGATGGTCTCGGTGACGTCCTCGACCTTGTAGTATTCCGCGATGTAGACCACATCAGGCGTGGCCCAGTCGAACTCGTACTGGTGCACGATCTTTGGCCAGTTGGTCGGATCGTCGCCCCACTCTTCCTTGTAGGATTCATACGTCATCGAGTAAACGACGTAACAGAAACGGGCGTCGGCCTTGTCCTGGCGCTTGGCGTTCAGGTCAAAGAACACCGAGCTGTCGGCATCAAAGATCGGCTCGATCTGAATGCGCTGGCGCTCGTTGTCCTCGTCCTCGTCGTCCTCGTAGGTGGTGCGCAGACGCCAGGCACCAAAGCCACCGCCCACAGCTTCCTCAAAGGCGTTGTCGTAGGCCTCGTCGGCCACGCTGTCCTGTTCGTCGGCACGGTACAGGCCGTCGCAGGTCTCGGCCAGCTTGTCGGACATGCTGCCATCCTTGGACACGTAGTCCACGGTGATGCGGTTGTTGCGGTATTCGTTGATGATACGAATGACCGACAGCATGATTTTGTTGACTTCAAACTTCGGCTTGTTCTCGTAGATTTCCCACAGGGGGCCTTCCCACTGAGCTCCGGACAAACTGTAGAAGCGTCGGTCTTGAAGGCATTGCAGCCGTTCGTCGCGCAGCGCCGTCTGGACGTTGTCGAATTGAGCCAGCGCTTCTGCGTGAACATTTGCTAGTCGCTGATCTTTTGAAATGCGTGCCATATTTTTGCCCTCGTTTCAAGTATTTTCGCACCGATCACCATCGATTGACAACCGGCAGCGGTTTGAAGCTGGCAGCCTTGTTGGCTGGAAGCCGCTGCACCAGGTTGATGGCGTCGAACATTGGGTCGAGCTGGTCGTCGTGTGCACCAGACGGGAAAGCGGCCACCTCGGCCAGGAAATCGGACAGCCAAGGCGCGTCGTGCGGCAGCAGGACGTTTCCAGACTCGATGAACGGGGCTGCGTCATACCCTCGGCTGATCTTGTCCTTGTTGCGCTGCACGGCCACCACCGGGATTCCCTCGCGCCGGAAAGTCTGAATCAGGCCGGTGCCCGACACCTTGTCCTCGACGTACATGCCGCGCATGGCAGAGCCTTGGGCCACAGGCCGCTGGTCGTTCAGGTGCTTGAGCCAGAAGGCACGGGCCTGCACAAGCAGCTCGGGTGCCTCCCACTTGCCGCGCACCTGGTCGAGCTTGACCGCCTGGCCAATGCTTGAGCGTGCCCAACACTGCAGCACCGTCCAGTCGTTGTGGTCGGCAGTCTTTTGGGCTGTGTCCACGGTCAGGAAGCGGAACTCGAGCTGCGGGATGCTTGACCAGAACTTAAACCAGTCGGTGTTGATGATGCCGCCGCCTCGTGGTGCAGGCCGCTGCTGGAGCTGTCCGGCCGTGCCGTATGTGCCCAGGGTCTTTTCCAGTTCGGCCACCTGCGTCTCACCAAAGCGCTCGGGGAACATCAGCTCGCCTTCCTGGGTGCGCGGGTCAGTCCAGCCGATGCTGGTGGTGCACCTGAACTCAGGCTCGAAGCGCATCGGGATGCACAGGTGCGTGTACGGCAGGCCCATTTCCTTGATGACGCCGGAAATGTCCTTCTCGTTCAGGCGTTGCATGATCACAACAATGGCCGACTTGTCGGAGTTGACGCGGGTCGGCAGGGTCTCGGTGAATGCAATGCGTGCCGCTTCCAGCTTGGCTGCGCTGTTGGCGTTGTCGGCGCTGATCGGGTCGTCCAGGATGACGCGGTCGCCTCGCACGCCGGTCATGCTGGTGAAAGCACGAGCCTGTCGGATGCCCTTGCGGGTATTCCCGAACTCGCGCTTTCCATCCAGGTCGGCCAGCAGGTCAAGCGGCCACAGCTTCTGGAACCACTCGGACTTGATCAGGTCGCGGCAGCGTCGGCTGTCTCGGATGGCCAGCTGCTCTTCGTGAGCCGTGCCAACAAAGCGCATCTCAGGCAGGCCAACTGGCCCCCACTCCCAGGCAGGCCAAATGACGCCGGTCAGCAGGGACTTCATGGAGCCGGGTGGCACGTTCATGAGCAGACGGGTGATTTCGCCCCTGGTCACGGCCTCCAGGTGCAGGCACATGGCGTCCAGCGCCCAGCCCCACTTCAGTTGGGCAGCCGGTTCGAGCACGCGCCAGGCACGCTTGGCAAACTCGGCCAGGCTGCGCTTGCACAGTTCGCGCTCGATGGCCAGCAGGTCAGCCTCAGTCAGGAGCATTGGCATCCTTGGCTGCGATGATCTGCGCCAGCACGTCGGTGCCCAGCTTGGAAACGTCCAGGGTGGCCACGGTGATCGGTGCACCGTCCTTGCCGGTGATCTCGTGGGCCTGCACCTCCTTCCAGCGCATCTGGGTCTTGCTCCACCAGATGGCTGCAGTGGTGTCGCCGCCCATGGCCTTCTGGAACAGGGTTTTCCCGACCTGGCCGTTGGCTTTTGCTTTGCCCTCGATCAGCTCCTTGGCAAAGTGCTTGCGCAGGGTGTCGGTGTCAATGCCGCCTCGAACCAGCACGGCAATCTGCTCAATTGGCAGGCCGTAGCCGGACATGGCTTCCACCTGTTTGCGCTCGGCATCGGTGGGTTCAAAGGACTTGCGCCCAGAGTTTTCACGTGCGCCGCCGTGTTCTTTTTGCTTCAATTCCTTTTTTGGAACCGATTTTTCAAGTTTTTGTTTCGTTGTTGCCATTTGTAACCTCCGCGAAAGGTTCGCCAGTTTCTGCGTGAGTTGCTATTTTGCCTGTGAAATCCTGCCATCGCTTCACAATCACATCGCAATACTTTGGGTCAAGTTCCATCAGCCTGGAATGGCGTCCGGTTTTCTCGCAAGCAATCATGGTGCTACCGCTGCCGCCAAAGCAGTCAATTACCGCATCGCCAGCCTTACTGCTGTTGGCAATTGCCTTTTCGACAAGCTCCACTGGTTTTTGTGTTGGGTGCACATAAGCGCCCGTGCTTCCTCGGCTCATGTACCAAACATCGGACTGAGATCGGTCGCCATAAAACTGGCCTCCTTTGCTGTAGAAAATAAATTCGTGCTGTGGCCTGTAGTCCTGATGGCCAAGGCCAACGCTCTTTTTATCCCAAACAATGCAGGAATTGACTTCCATTCCGCATGACTGCATGGCATTTTCAAATTCCGAATAAGTTCGCCACGGAAAGCAGATGTAAGCCGACGCGCCCTCCTTGCAGCTTGCTTTAGCTGTGGCCAGTGCATCCCTCACAAGGGCAATCAGATCAGCGCCTTTGGCATCGTCGTTTTTGATCATGCCAAACTTCTTTTTGCCACGACCACCGTCATAGCTCATACCATAAGGCGGGTCGGTAAAAATCAGGTCGGCAAGCTGTCCAGCCATCAACGCATCAAAGTCATCCATGCTGGTGCTGTCGCCACACAGGAGGCGGTGCTTTCCCATCACCCAAATGTCGCCGGGCACGGTGCGCGGGTGTTCGGGCAGCGGTGGGGCGTCGTCGGGGTCGGTCAGGCCTTCGGTGCCAACGGGTGCCAGCAGCTCCTTAATCTCGTCCAGGTCGAAGCCGGTCAGTTCGAGGTCGAAACCGAGCTCCTGAAGGTCGGCAAACTCCACCTTCAGCATTTCAGTGTCCCAACCGGAGTTCAGCGCAAGTCGATTGTCGGCAATAACATAAGCGCGTTTTTGTGCATCGGTCAGGTGATCCAGTCGGATGCACGGAACTTCGCTCATGCCCAGCTTGCGTGCAGCAAGCACTCGGCCATGTCCGGCAATGATCCCCCCCCCCCATCAATCAGCACCGGATTGGTGAATCCGAATTCCTTGATGGATGAGGCGATCTGCGCGACCTGTCCGTCGCTGTGGGTGCGGCTATTGCGTGCGTAGGGTATGAGCGCATCGATCTGAATGGTCTCAAGGTGCTCAGGTATTTTCATGCTTTTGCTTTCTTGGTTGCGAGCGCTGCCGCCCGATAGTGTTTGGCCAGTTCGATCAGGCCTTCGTGAGAATATTTGCGCAGGGTGCTGTCGCGCTCGATGCTTTCAACAGCTTGCAGGCCGATTCGTTCGATCAGGCGCTGGCGGTATTCCACATGGTTTCCAGCCAAGTAGTTGTTGCAGTGCTTGCATTGGCCATGGCAGTTGTCCTCCACAAACCTCATGTGAGGTGCGCTGCCAACAGATCGGTAGTGTCCGGCATCGTAGGTGTTCGGCTCGTTGCTCAGTGGCGTGCCGCAGGAAATGCAGGGTTTACCCGCATCCCTTGCGCGGATGAAATTGTTGAAGGCTGTCTGCGCTTTTTTGGTCAGCTGCGGCTTGGTTTGCATGTCATCCAGTTTGCGCTTGGTTTCCTTGCGGTCGGCTGCGGCTGCTTTGGCCTGGGCTTTCTCGGTTGTTTTCCTGGCCATCGTCAAGGCGCAAGTTGGGCTGCACACGGTTTGCAGGGGTCTGGTCTTGGTGTAGGCGCAGGAGCAAACCTTGCACTTGTGCTGCCGTTCTGCGTTTGTGGTCATTTCGCCTCTATTTTGTAATCATGGAACACGGTGCCAAGGCTGGCATCGCCAACCTTGCAAGCCTTGACCCAGACGTTTTTTCCGCTGGCCAGCCTGCGAATGTGTCCGCGACGGTCGTGCAGCCTGGGGGATGCGTGCGTGCCGCCTTTCGATTCTCCTCTGGCGGTCTTTGGGCTGATCTTGACGGTGCGCCAGTCGTAGGTCGGTGTTTTACCTGCAGCGATTTTGCGCCTGTTCGTGAATGTGTTGGTTATCACTGGCTGATAACACTCGCAGCCGGTGTCCATGCTTTCCAGCCACTTGGACATGGTGGCCAGCATGATCTCGGCCACATCTCTTGGCAGGTCTTGGCCTTCATCGACGGGGCCGTACTTGATCTGGCCATCCACAATGGCGTAAACCATCGGCGGGAAGGTGGTGTATTTTCCAGGCTGTCCCTTGCTCAGATCGAGCACGATGCCTTCCTCTGGATCGTCTCCAGCGGCCAGCATAATCATCTCGTAACGCTCATGGCTTGAGGTTTTGCCAGCCCAGAGCACAAGGCTTTTCTCAAACGGTGGCCGGTGGGTGGTCAGGTTGTCGATCTTGATGCCTGTGGACAGGTCAGCGCCTGAAATGTCAAACCACTGCATTTCAGTCGGGTCAAAGCCGGATGCAATGACCGACTTCATGATGGAGCGAACGTGGGCAGTTGTCATGAGGCGTACCCGTCTGAAATGACTTTGGCCTTGGCTTCTTCCAGCATCCCGATCAAAGTGAGCCGGTCTGGTGTTGAAGAGGTTTTGATCTTGAACTGGCCTTTGTCGTACCAGAATGACAGCACGATCGTAGTATCTGGTTCTTCGTCAATGGCCTCATTCAAGACCGCCTTGGCGTTTACCTTGTGGTGGTTTGGAATTGTCAGGGTTTTGAGCTTGCTCATTTTGTCTCCTTTGCTTTCTCGATGAACTTTGTAGGTGGCAGTTTGCCGTTGATAACAGCGCACGTGCCGCACCTTGCCAGCACTTTTAGTGCCGGTGAATGAGGAGCATTGCAGCGTTTGCAGTAGGTGGAGGCGGTCATGTGTTCCCTCTTGCTCGGATGGCGGATTCAACAAACCCACAAGTCATAACGGCAATCCGCGCTACCTCTGGGTTGATGTCTCGGTCTTTTTCGGGCCGTTGGGAGCGTTCCTCGTAGCCTTTAGCTATGTTCTCGCACACTTTCTCACACGCCTCGCGCTCTGCTGCGACGGCCTCCAGTATTTGCGCGGCTGTTGTTTGCTGCGCCCACACATGGATGGCGACAAGGGCGGCGAAGCGTTCAAAATTTGGGTAAGCATCGGGCCACGCGTCGGCATTGCCAAAGCCAGCCTCCATCGCCATGCGGATGATGTCTTCTCGGTTCATGTGATCTCTCCAGTCTCTGGGTCAACGTACTCAGGCGCGGTGAAGCGCACACCCTGCTGCGCACCGAAGGCCTCGATCAAGTCCTGCAGATCGCTCATCTCGGATTTGGTCATCTTGCTGGTGGACTTGCCGAGCACCACAAAGCCGCCATCGATGCCAGGCACGACGTCCTGCTTGGCCAGGCTGGCGGTGAAAACGTGCTTCCATTCCTCCTCCGACAGCTTGCGGCCATACCAGTTCACCTGCTTGGACACATCGGTCAGCATGGCCCATAAACGTGCGTTCTGAGACAGCGTGCGGGTTTCTGGCTTGATCTCGACCACCATGCGGTGGCCATCCATCAGCAGGGACTTGAGCAGTGGCCAGATCTGTTGGGTCAGGACTTTGTGGGCCTGCACAGGCTCCCAAAGGGTGAATCGTTGGCGTTCGGTCATCGCTTGCACTCCATGACGACGTTGGGCTCGTAAAAGTCGGCGATGAACAGCACGCGTGCGCGATGATGATCGGCGGACATGAACTGAACCGCAGTGGCCATGGCCAGCTCTGCGCGCTGAGTTGGCATGGTGACCGTCTCCCACTTTTGGTGGCCGTATCGGCGCACCTGCCCGATGTAGTGGCCCTTGGGGGCGTGAATATGAACCAGCGTGCTCATGTCAGGCACTCCCGAACTGCGATCCAGCACTCGTCGAGGCTGAGGGGGGTTTCGTCAATGCCTGGGCGACGGATGCCAAGATGCGCTCCCGGCCAGGGTTCTGAGGGTATCTGGCAATCGCTGCCAGCATCCCTGCTGCTGCTTGTTTGTTCGGCCTGGTGCTGATCACCAGCCGGGTGCAACACGACAGGCACCCAAAGTGATACTGGCCGGACAGCGGGTTCATGGCGTGGGCTTGGCAGGATGTGCATGTCATTCGCCCTCCTGGATTCTGAGCGCCTTCTTTGCGCACTCAAGGCTGCCGATGTTCACTCGGTCGCCAGCGGCTTGCCTGGCCAGCAGCTTGCGTGCCCAGTCCTTGCCATCGTTCATGGCCTGGAACTCAATCGGGCCGATCGGCTTGGCTTCTGGCGGTGGAAGTCGTCGCGGCTGGTCGTCGCTGAAGGTTTGCCGCGGCATCACCGCCCGGCAGATCGCCTCGAACTGCGGCAGGTTTGGCGGAAAGTCTGGGCACTCGTCGGCCAGGCGCTTGGCTGCCGTCTCAATGGTGTCCGGTGAATACTTGGCCAAGCCTGCCTCCCAGACCAGCATGGCGGCACGGATGCCCTTGTCCTTGCCATTGCCGTCGCGCTCGCCTGTGGAAAACTTGGTGGTGAACAGGCTGCCGTAAGACCCGTGCAAGACTATGAACAGCTTGCGGATCGTTGGGTTGTCGCCACGGGGTGCAGGTTGCTGGCCAGCGTTCTGGATGGCCTGGCTTGCCATTTCAGCGAGGTTATTCATTGTCGAATACCCCATCAAAAATGGCGCGGGAGGCTGCAGCGTGTTTGTGCTCGTTCCGCCCTTGTGCACCACGTGTCATCGTTTGCCTGCGCACCCAGTTGCGCCAAGTGGCTGGCCAGTCGGTTTTGACGCCCTTCTGGCCAGGCTGTGCAATCCAGTAGTCCAGAAATTCAGCAAACACCGTCTGCGGGTCAAGGTCTGCGCGTTCTTGCCTGCAAAACCCAATCCACTCGTCTGGCAACTCAAAACCTGTTGGCAGGCGCGTGCCGCGCTGCGTCTTTGTTGTTCTTGGTTCTTGGTTTATGGTTCTTGGTTCTTGGTTAGGTGGCGCTTCGTTTACGTGCTGTGCACGGTTCGTGCCCTTCTCTTTACGCTTCGTCTCACGATCCAAGGCAATCCGTTTGTTTGTGTCTGCTTTGGCGTGGTAGTCCAGCAGTTCGGCAAGGATGCGATCCTGCACATACTGTCCATCGTCGTCCAGCTTGAAAAACCTGGTCAGCACGAATTTGACAGCCTCGATCTCGGCCTCGGTGCTGGCCCAAGTCCACTCGATGGCCTCTTCAAGCGTTGGGAACTTCTCACGGTCGTAGCACGAATCGATCAGAAGCGTGTACGCACCGTGCTGCAACATGGACAGCCGTCCGCATTTTTTGGCGTAGTCGCCTAGGTTTCTTTTGTAATAGTGCATGGCACTTCCTCGCAAACCCTCCAGAAAAAAGACTTACGGCAGGCGGGAGGTTCGCTTTTCGAGTGGGTAGCTACTCCCACCCTAGCCGGGTCTTGCATCACTTTACCTCAGACCACAACGTCGTTCAAGCTCTTGCGGTACATGGCACCAAACCTTTTATCAAGGGCTGGACGCCACCGGAAGGCCACGCCATTGATCAGCCAGGCTTGGACAGCCGGGCCACTTGGGGCACCGATGGCCTTGGCCACTGCCTTGTAGGAGCCGAGGCTCTTTCGGGCAAAGGCCAAGACCTGTGCATAGTATTGGTCGTCTTTGTTCATGACCGTGACTGTAGCACACATCGAACAAAAAAATAAAAGATTTTTTATCGCAGTTGTATAAATTTATCTTTTACTGTGCTATGATTCGTTTCACCAACAACCACCCACGAAAGGTAAACACGATGGAAAAGCAAAACGTATATCAGCTGATCTCTGCTGTAGCAGGCGAGCTTGCACAAGCAGGCATCGGAAAAAATCAGCGCAACTCACAGGGCATTGGATATAACTTCAGAGGCATCGACGACGTTTACAACGCCATTGGCCCATTGTTGGCCAAGCATGGACTAAGCATCCTTCCTCGCACGCTTTCTCGTGAGTGCGTTGAACGGGTCAGCGGACAAGGCAAGGCGCTGTTTTACGTGACCGTTGACATGGAGTTTGACTTTGTGAGCGCACATGATGCCAGCAAGCACACAGTCAAAATGTACGGTGAAGCGATGGACTCTGGCGACAAAGCCACAAACAAAGCCATGAGCGCAGCCTACAAATACGCCATGTTTCAAGCCTTTTGCATCCCAACTGAAGGTGACAACGATGCGGATTCACAAACCCACCAGGTGGCTGCACGAAACACCGTGCCGTCCGGTTACGACGATTTTGAGAAAGCCACCCTACCAGCCATGCGCGAGGCAGCCATGCAAGGCGAGAAGGCTTTGTCCGATGCGTTCATGGCCCTGCCCAAGTCAGCCCACAAGGCAGCCTTCTGGCAAGCCCAAGGCCCTGCCCTCAAGAAGGCAGCCAAGACAGCAGACACACAAGGGGCAGCAGCATGAGAGTCATCACAGCAGATCAAGGCACCGATGAGTGGAAGCAGGCGCGTGTTGGCGTGCCATCCGGCTCCAAGTTCAGTGACATCATGGCCAAGGGTGGCGGGGCAACCCGAGCCACTTACCTGACGGCCTTGGCTTTGGAGCGCATAACCGGGGTGCGCGAAGAGTTTAAGACCACGTTTGCAATGGAGCAAGGCACAGAGCGCGAGCCTTTGGCCAGGCTGGCGTATGAAGCCAGCACAGGCCAGTTGGTCGAGGAAATCGGCTTCTGCATGCACGACACGTTGCAGGTCGGTGTCAGCCCTGACGGTTTGGTTGGCGATGTCGGAATGACCGAATACAAGTGCCCGATGCCAAAGACCCACCTGGAGTATTTGCGCCTGGAGGCAGGCAAATGCCCGACGGCTTATCGCTGGCAAGTACAGGGTCAGCTCTGGGTGGCCGAGCGCGAGTGGTGCGATTTTGTGTCCTACAACCCAGACTTCCCAGAAAACGCTCAGATGGTCATTCGCCGGGTCGTGCGTGACGACAAGGCCATCAAGGAGCTTGAGACGGAGGTGGTCAAGTTTCTGGAGGACATCGAGCGCGAGGTCGAGTTCATTCAGTCTTACAAGGATGCAGCATGAACGGGCGCGACCTGCGCGACGCTGGCCTGGCGCTGGTTGCTCGGGGCCGCGAGGACTGGCTGGCTTATGCCAGGTCGGTGGCCATCGAGGTGGCTGAGGCCACTGGCCAGGTCACCATCAACGATGTCAGGGAGCGTGTGGAGCTTCCTGCCGACTACCATCCCAACACATGGGGTGCGGTTTTTAAGGGTGACGCCTTTGAGCCGATTGGATACTGTCAAGCAACCCACCCATCAGCCCACGCTCGGGTTGTTCGGGTTTACAAACTGAAGGAGCAAGCATGAAAGCAAACGGACTGGCACGCATCGGCAAAGACGCCGAGGTGCGATACACACCAGGTGGGGCAGCGGTGGCTAACGTCTCGCTGGCGTTCAGCTATGGCAAAAAAGGCGACGACGGCAAGCGGCCAACGCAGTGGGTTGACGCATCGCTGTGGGGCCAACGCGCAGAGTCGTTGGCACCGTACATCAAGAAGGGTGGCCAGATCGTGGCATACCTTGAGGATGTGAGCATCCAGACCTTCACCAAAGGCGACGGCACGCAGGCCACCAAGATGGTGGCACGCCTGGCCGACCTGGAGTTTGTGTCCGGTGGTGAGCAGGCGGAAAGCCAGCCAAAGCCTCAGCCGAAACCTGCACCAGCACAAGCTGATTCTGGTTTTGATGATTTCCCGGACGACGTGCCATTTTAAGGAGCAACCATGAGCACACGCATTTACCTGGTCACCGACGTGGAGACCAACAAGCACCGCCTGATTCGCGCAGGCAACCAAGCCCAGGCCATCCGGCACGCAGCGCAGACGCGCTTCGACATCGAGGTGGCTGGCCAGGATGATCTGGTGAGCCTGCTGACCAGTGGCATTCCGGTCGAGCTGGCTGGTGGGCCTGCAACAGCAGATATGTTTGAAGACGCAAAGGAGACAGCATGAAACGCTACATCGGAACCAAACTGATCAACGCCAAGCCAATGACACGGCAGGCCTATAACGACTTCCGAGGATGGACTTTGCCAGCCGACGAGAACGGTGCCGACGAAGGCTACCTTGTCGAATACGTGGATGGCGGAAAAGGCAACACCGACCATTACGCTGGTTACGTGAGCTGGTCGCCTGCTGACGTTTTTGATCGCGCATACCGTCCATGTGAAGGCATGACATTTGGCCAAGCCATCGAGGCCATGAAGGTTGGCCAAAAGGTCGCTCGCGCTGGCTGGAATGGCAAAGGAATGTTCGCCTATTACGTCCCGGCAAACAGCTACCCTGTGCAAACAGGCGCGGCAAAGAGCCACTTTGGCGAAGGCGCGATGGTTCCATACAACGCCTACATGGCCATCAAGAACGTCAATGAGACCGTCAGCACATGGGTTCCAAGCGTGAATGATGTGCTGTCCGATGACTGGAGGATTGTCGAATGACCACCAAAAACAAGACCCAATATGTGACCGTTCGCCTGTCGGACGAAGTCATGGCCAAGCTCAAAGCCGAGGCCGAGCGCAACACGCGCAGCTTGAGCGCCCAGGTGCTGCACTACATCCGGCTGGAGTTGGACAAGGTGAAAGCATGAAGCGCGGCTGGCAGTTTGATGTGGAGTGGTTCACGCACCGCTGGCCGCTGTTTGTGTTTGGCATTCACCAAGGACAGTTCTGCCTGTGCCTTTGGGTGGTCGATGTGACCATCTGGAGATACTGATGGACAAACGGCACATGCTGATGGCATACCTCAAGCCATCAAAAATGCACCTGGCCGTCTGCAAGGCTGCTGGCTGCGGGTGTCGTCCCGCGCTGGCGGTCTTTTTTGACCGAGTGGAAAAAACATTCAGCATTTTGGAGTTCAAACCATGACCGAAGACGAGATGAAGCTGGACATGCTGGTGGCCGAGCTGGAATACGAGAACCGGCTTTTACGGGCCAGAAACGAGCGACTGGTATCCGAGGCCCAGACAAGCAACTTTGAGCGCACAGCGGCCTGGCTGAAGGCTTGCGGCAAAGTTCCTGGGCCTGCTGCATTGTCGGTGCAGATCGGATGCCACATCGAGGAGTTCGTCGAGTTCATGATGTGCATCGATTTTGATTCGGCCAAAGACCTGGAAAACCTGGAGTCGTGCGTGGCCGACATGCTGCACGTGGCTTCTGGGCTGAAGAAGGGCCTGGTCATGGCCAGCATCAACCCAAGCGACCGCATCGAGGCGCTCGACGCTTTGTGCGACAGCGAGGTCACCGGCAACGGTGTGGCATACCTGGCAGGCTTCGACAAGCGTGGAGCCGACCAGGCCGTGCTGGCCAGCAACGAAGCCAAGCTGGTGGACGGCAAGCCGGTGATTCTGCCTGGCGGAAAGATCGGCAAGCCAGATGGCTGGAAGGCTCCAGACCTCAAGGGTTTTGTGTGAAGAAAAAGCGCCAGCCACGCCCAAAGCGATACACCTTGCTTGACGAGATGACCGCGAGTCCGACCGAGCCTTTGCCACAGGCTTGGCGGACGCACCAGCTCACCAAGATGTACCAAGGCCTGCACCAACTCGAGCAAGGCGAAGACCCGCAGCCAAACGACTGGCGGCTGGTGTCCGACGCCATCAACCTGGTGGAAACACTGGTGCAGGAGATGAAGGTCTGCGAGGACGGCAGCGGCCTGCTTATGGACGCCATCACCGCCATGGCCAAGGCAGGCAGGCGCAGCAAGGCAGGGCAAAGCCTGCGCCTGGACGGTGAAGGCATTGTGGCCGTGCGCTCCATCCTGAGCGACTATGCGGAGCTGATCAATGTGCTGCCAGCCAGGGTGATGGTGCGCTGCCACCGGCTGACCGAAAAGCGGCTGCATGAAATCCTGGACGGCAAGCGTGGGCCGCACGACATTGAGTTGATGGATTAGTAGAAACCCCTATAAAATAATCTTGCATTAATTGTGGGTGTTCGTGGTAATATGTGGTCATCGCAACAAAGGAGAACAGCATGCAACTGAAACGCTACCAAGTAATTCTGGCCATCATTGGCCTGATCGCCGCCATGGGCATTGTTGGCCAGTCAGACTTCGAGGACGAGCAGGCCCAGGCAGAGCAATACTGCGAGATGGTCAAGCTCTGGAAACAAACCAAGGGTCAGGCCGGTTGGCCAGCCTACAACGGTGAAGGGGTGTGCAAATGAACGAAGACATCGACGGCCAGCAAATCTACATTCGCGGGTTTGAAAGTGGCCATGCCATGATCATCGATGCAGACGATGAAAACGTCTTTGTGTCGATTTTTAGAAGCGGTGGCCACCTTCGTGCCACATTCACACAAGCGCAGGCCCAGGCCATGATCGAAGCCCTGCACAGGGCAATAAAGGTGACAGCATGACTTACTTGGCAGAAATCGAAAGCACCGTCGCAGGCATCCCTTGCCTGATTGGCGTGACGGAGTTCAGCAGCGTGAGTGGCTCGTACAACTACAACGCGCCCAGCGACATGGATTATTACGGGTACACCGAGAGCTGCTGGGAGGTGCTCGACCGACGTGGCCGACCTGCCGCCTGGCTTGATCGCAAACTGACGGGAGCCGACCGCTGCCGCATCGAGCGCGAGATCGAGGAAGCCATGACCGAGGACTCGTACTGATGGACGCGCTCGAACATTACGACCAGCTTTATGGTGACCTAGGCCTGTCACCAAACGACGCAGCCAAGTGGGTGTTCATTTCCGGCTGGAACAGCGCCATGCAGGAGGCCATGAAGCGTGTGCAGGCCATGCCGTTCGGCAATGATACCAAGGCCAGTTTTTTAATTTATTTTCAGCAGATGATGAAGGTCGATGCTGACGAGATCAAGGCAGGCATGCAATGACTAAAGACGAAGCACTCGACTTGGCGCTGGAGGCGTTGGAGAAATTACGAACGCCATTGAGGGTAAACACGGCACTTGATGCTTACGATGTTAGTCGTGCCATCACCGCCATCAAGCAAGCCCGTTCAGCACCTGTGCAGGAGCCTTCTGGATTTTTCCGACACAAAGATGTGTGTGGAGATGAAGTCGGCCATCCTACTCCGTACTACCTTGCCCCACCCGCACAGCCAGCACCTGTGCAGAATTTGCCCTTTGGCGTTGGTGGCGGTTTGGTTGCCATTAAGACGCTGCTTAGTCGTGACCCTTGCGTGCATGCAAACACGGCAATTGAGATGATTGACGCAATTTTGAACGCACCCGCAGCACAGCGGCAATGGGTTGGGCTGACGGATGATGAATGGCAAGACCTCTCTGACCGCTACGGCATGATTCTTTTTGGCCGATTCAAGAACGAAATCGAGACAAAACTGCGCGAGAAGAACACGCCATGAAAACTCAACACTGCGATCAGTGCAAGCACGCCACCATGAGAGCACTGCCTAAGCCAACGCTGATCTGCGCCATGCTGCACAAACCTCGCTTTTACGCGCCTGTGTACTGGCTAAAGGATTCGTGGGGCTGGAAGCGCAAGTGCGATGACTTTGCAAAGAAGGAGCAGCCATGACCAACGTCATCCCATTTAACGGCATCACCAAGCTCGATCTTGATCCGGATATGGTTCTCGAAAACACCAAGGGAAAGCTGGAAGGCGTCATCATCATCGGATACGACCACATGGGCATTGAGTACTTTGCCTCATCCTATGCCGACGGTGGCGATGTGCTTTGGCTGCTGGAGCGCATGAAGCTGCGCCTGCTGACGGTAGAGGTGGAATAGCAATGACCCACTGCGACGACTGCAAACGCGACAGGCTGCCAGATGGTGGCATTAGGCTGACACCGACCAGGTGGGTGTGCGCAAGGTGCTGGACGCTGATCTTGCAAAGGCGTAGCAGGTAAAAAAACCAGCCCGAAGGCTGGTTAAGGTGGCCGAAGCCACCGGAGACAACTGCTATCGTTTCAAAGCTGCAGCAATGGATGGCGCAACCTTCTCAACACTTCGGCCAACGACATAACCGCCCAGGCCAAATTCGACGATGCTCCAGAGCTTGAGGTATTCGGCCTCTTGCAGCCCAGGAGCAGCCCAGCCAAACCACCTGGCCACGATCAGGCCAACGAACACCAACATGGTGAGTGGTCGCCAGTTGGCCGCCAGCCAGTGCGTGCTGGCCGCCTCGGTATTGATAATCTTGGCTGCAGCCGATTCAATTTCGGCCTGGTGGCTCAGCAGCTGACGCATGGCCTCAGCCTCGGCCTTGGCCTTTTCAGTCGGGTCAGGAAACAGGCTGCCAACGATCTGGCCGATGATCGGGGCCAGCGCCGGGACGAGTGCTTGGATCATTGGTACTCCCAGATCACGTTGGGTGGCAGACCATGGCCACCCAGACCAATGTGCACGAAGTTCTTGGCAATGCCGATGCGGTGGAATCCGTGATTGAGCGCCAGGCGGATCAGGTCGAATCGGTCGCTGCCAGAGGTGCACGCAACGTCGCAGCACATGCCACGGGTATGCTCGCCATCAGATCGGCCTTTCCTGGCCTCCACGGGGTGCGTGGGGTGCCTGTAGCCGCTGGTGATGGTCATGGGCCGACCGTACTCGGTGCGCAGGGCCTGAAGGCGCTCCATGAAGTCAGGAAGCATGCCATTCAGGCCTGAGTGCTTGCAGTCGAACTCGGCCTTGGTGAAGTTTGGGTAGTCCGACCAGTCCATGTCATCCGCCCTTCATATGGCTGGCAAACCAAGCCACGGCAGCCCCAACAGACGATGCAATGGTCATGCCCATCCAGAAGCCGCCACGCCCTTTGTTGGCCAGTGCCAGCAGCTCCTCGACGTTGCGTTCCATCTTTTCCATTTTTTTGTCCATGTCTTGGACTTTCTGCCAAAGCACGCCGTACTTGACCAGGTCGATCTCTCCATCCGCCATGACATCGGCCTCCAACATTTAGATGCCCTGGCCGGGCGTGACGTAGACGGTAGTCGCGCCAGAAGCAAGACCGCTGAAGAAGGTGTCTTTGTTGAAGCGCAGGATTTCAACAGCTCCAGGAACCAGCACGATGGCAGGCGAAGGGTTGCCAGCCACAGGAGCCACTGCATTGGCTGTAGCCTCTGCTGCGCTTGCGCCAGTGCCTAAGAACACGGTGTTTGTGCCAGCGTTCACGAAGCGATACTGACCAGCATTTTGTGGATTGAACTTCTCGTAGACGGGAGCCTGGACGCCAGCAGGTGCCACGGCTGCAGCCGCCACGACGACGGTCTCGCCAATCGGGTTAAAAGCAATCTGTGAATTGGTAGACATATCAGACACCTCGCTCCGCATTTGCAGATTGATAAGCAGCCACAACGTCAGAGGTATGAGCGGCAGCACAAATGGCCTGCACACGGGCATCCTCACCACTGTAATCGTCTCCAGGTCGAATCAAATGACGCTGGAAAGCACTGCTGATTTGAACTCCGTCTTCAAGAATTACAGTTTTTGTGCGAACCTGAACAACGCCAGATTCAACAACTTCAACACGGTCAACGATCACTTCTTTTTGCAATGACATTTTGATACTCCAATCAAAATCAAATTCTGGTCAATCGGGCCAGCACGAATCAATAAGCATTGAGCGTTGCACGTTTCCACGTATTCGCGCCAATGCAGACATAAATGTAATTTGTGTCCCAAACAATCTGCCCAACCGTTCCAGTGGCATTGCTTGCAAGCGTTTCAGCTTCGGCAATTCGGAGTCGTGTTGAAACACTTGGCTCACCAATGACTACTTCATCTTCACTCAATGTTAAGACGTTTTTTGGAACAGCGCCACCCTTGCGAATAACTAAATCTCCAGGGGAGCCAACTGCACTGCTGGTTCCGCAAGAAATTCTCTCCCACAAGTTTCCGGCGTAACCTCGGCTGTCCACGGCTGTCTTGACATCAACTCCAGCCTGCGCAGTAACTGGTGTGATCAGATGGGCGTACTGATTCGGCTGTGTGACTTTGTCGTGCTGGAATGTTGCGTACTCTGGCTGTACGTTATTGACGTTTCCAAACTCACTTGCTTGCCAACCATGAAGCGCAGTAGGCGTCCCATTGTTGAGCGCAAGGCAACTCGAAACTCCGCTTGTGAAAACGCCATCGGAAGGAACAATTGATGCGCCTTGCCAGCAGAATCCCCAAGCATCGCCAGTGCTGACAATTCTTACAGGGTATTGAACCTCGATTGGGTTGTTGATCGTGTTTTGGTTGAGAACGATGGTCGTGTCATAAACAGGATAAGGCGGGCTTCCCTGGGGCGTTACAACAAGCAAAAATTTTGAGTTGTAAGAAATTCTGCCAGTCACTCCATATTGGTCTGCTTGGTTTTCCGACTCACACCCTTCGATCAAGATGTTAATGCCGGTAGAAACGCGACAGAACGCTGTTGCGCACTTATAACCAGAGGTTACGCGGCGGAGTTGAAGTTGGTTTGCAACAACGATGTCAACGGCAATTTCATCAACAACAATCCCGCCGTTTTCAATGACACTGTATTGGGCTGCATTGCCAGAGTTAAGTACAAAACCAACCGACCCAGCAACATCTCTGGCCCAAATAGTAAACTGTCTGAAAATTTCACCATCGGTCTGATTGTTTGGAGTAGCAAGACCCAAAGTCCCCCACTGAACCGCAACTGCACAAAAATCAATGTTGAAAAATTCAAACGTGTTTCCGGCAGACGCGATTTGATTGACGTTTGACGTGGTCAGGAAGATACCAGTCATGCCAGTTGCACCATTGGCATCCAGCGTCATGCCGTTAAGCGTGAAGTGTCGGGTATTAAAAACACTCAAAATGGTTGAGTTGTTTGCACCGTCCCATTTCAACTTTGTGCCAGTTTCGACTGTTTGAGAGACAATCTCTCGCTCTCCATAAACGCCTTGCATCTTGACGCCAGTTCTTGCCTCAATCGTGTCTGTGATTCGATAGACGCCAGATGGGAACCAAACCACACCACCTTTTTGACTTTCGGCAAGGTCAATGGCTGATTGAATCTGGCTCGTGACATCAAGCGATCCAGTTCTGGTCAAGACATCGTTAATTTCCGCAGGAGTCAAGAAGTCCAATACGTTGATTGGCGCTCCTTGGATCATCGAGTAGCTTGCTTTTATAAGTGACATGATGAATCTCTTTCTTAAACAGAATATTGTGCGCTGAATCGCACAGAACGAGAGTTGGCAATTACAGATGACTGGTCGTAATAACGAATGAGCAACGATCCAGAATTTCCATTGATACCAACGCTGAAACCTGTTGCAACAGTTTCTCTACCGCCACCGCCCCAATTGTTATTTGATGCAGCGACTGGAAGAGTGAGCAACAAATCTCCAGTTCCAGTCCCGGCATCAACAATTGTCACAACACCACGCACAAAAACAGTATTACCGACAATCGTGTAAGTTCCAGTAAAAGTAGAACTGGTGATTGTTCCAGATTGCGCAGTAACTGTTGGCGACCAATTTCCCTCCTCATAATCATCAAGCAACTCACTTGTGCCTGTGCCGGATGTGGCAGAAAAGTCGATGCCTTTGCCCGCCGTCCCAATGACGAGGTTGCCGTCAACGATAGTTTGATCGCCGGTGCGTGTTGATGGGAATCCAACTGTCTTGAGCATTTCGGTCTCCTTAAATCAAGAATTCAATCACCGAGGTGACGGGTGGCGCTTCTGAGAATGTCACATTACCGCCAGCCACTGTATAGGTGTTTTGGTTCTGATACACGCCGTTGATATAGATTGCTTTTGGCGCAGATGAAACAGGAAAAATAGTTTGTGTTCCGTTTCCAGTTGCATTGATTGGAGCGAATCCATTGCCAGACAAGTTTTCGTTCAATGATGAATAAATCGTGCTGCCGTTCCTGTTCATCACTCTGATGCTGTAATCGCTGCTCACATAAAAACGAGCAGGCGTTCCATTGCGTGATGGGTAGCCACCAAGCGTGCGGATAGGCTGAGGCGCTGCAATAGTCAGCGCCGCATCCCAATAAACGTTGATCGGATTTGTCTGTGGGTCTAGATTTGCAGATCCAATCCAGATATATCCAGCCTCAAGAGGTTGACCATCAATGTCTGCGAAGACTGGATATGGTGGATTGACTTCAATTGCGGACATTACTGGTTCTCCTGTTCAAATTGCTCCTGGGCCTGCAGCGATTGAACGATGAACTTCTCACGCGCACTCATTTCGCGTGGGAGTTTCACCGCATCGGCAAACTTTTGGAAAGATTGTGACATCAAGACGGCCTTTACGGTAGCCTTTGACGGGTTGCTGTTGGTGGAAACGGCCTCAACAGCAAGGCGCTGGAACTCAGGCGAAGCGATCAGATCGTCGGCAGCCTTGAGGGCGTTTGTCTTGCCCTTGGTCAGTGCTGCGGTCAAACCGGATGCAATACCAGCACCAGGCAGGCCGACAAGGCTTGTGGCTGCCTCGATGGGCACACCGACGGCTGCACGCTTGGCCAGGCCGTAGATGTTCGACAGCATGTTGTCAGCGCCCTGCAGCTCCTGCTGGACTGCTTGGATGCGGCCAGTAGTGATGCGCTCGCGGGTGGCCTTGCTGACGTTGCTGGACACACGGTATAGGTCGGACAGCTGCTTGCGTGCAGGCTGTGGGAGGTTGGCCATCAGCGCAGCATAGGCTTGCTTGTTGGCCAGCAGGCCCTCGTACCACTTGGCGTAGGTGTTGAAGTTCAGCGTGCCATTTTGTGTGGCCTTGCCGAATGCGGTGTTCAACGATGAGGCTGTGACTGCCTGGCGCATGTCCTTCGGGATCGCGGTCAGAATTTTGGCCAGCTTGTCGGCGTCGCCTTTGGACAGGGACATGGTGGCCGACTCCAGCTTACTGACCAGGCTTTGATCGAGCTGACGGCCAAACAGGGAAGTCATGTCATCCTCAAAACCCTTGCGCATCTGCACGAGGCTTTTGGCCAAGCGGTAGCTTTCGCCTTGGCCAGCTGTCTGCGCCAACGCGAACTGGTCGTCGTCGATCAGTCGATAGAGCTGCTTTGCAAGACCGGTGTCAGCATCAGCAAACGGGCCAGCCTGGCGTGCAGCAGCGCCAACGTCGCGCCGGACGTCGTCGATCAGGGCATAGGTCGGGGCACGGGTGCCAATGACGTTGCCTGCATCGTCCTTGATGGGCTTAGGCGTCAGCTTGCTGCGCACCATTTTTTCGAGTGAGGACAGGTTTTCTGGGCCATCCAGATCGTCGGCACGCTTCTGCACAAAGTTCAGCACGTTGTCAGCCTGGCCACGGGTCTGCGATGGAATCTGCGTGCGCAGTGCCTTGTATGCGTCGTCGGCCTGGTTGGACAGGTTGGTCACAGTCTGGTCGAGCTGCGTGCGCACGGACTGGTTGAGCCTGCTCAGGTCGGTTGTGCCGCCGATTTCGGTGATCAGGTTGTCGGCACGCTGGCCAACTTGCTCCAATCCTTTGATCTCGGATGCACGAGCCTGACTGCCAGGGATGGACTTCACCGCTTGGGCCAGCTCACGATAAGCCTGGTTTGAGGTCAGGTGGTCGGGCTGCAGGTATTCGTCAATGCCAAGGCGTCTGGCAGCCTCAAGAACTTTTGGATCGGGTGCGGCTTGGCCAGCCAGCACGGAAGTGGCGCGGGTTGCGCCCATGCCGCCCTCGGCAGCGGTGCGTGCGGTCGTGGCCAGCTCTTGCGGTGTCATCGCAGCAGCGGCAGGTGCAGCCGGTGGCGTGCCAGGCACGGCAGCAGGTTGAACTTCTGGCGCAGCAGCAGCAGCACGGACGGGTGCGCCGGGTGCCATCGCTGTGCCCATAGGAGCGCCAGCAGGGGCCGCAGGGCCAGCGGCAGGGGTAACGGGTGCACGTGCAGCACGGACGGCCTGGACGCCGCGCACAGCGGCAGGCAGGACGGGCGCGAGCACTGCGGTGGTAGCCACCTCGCCAGCGTCAAACTGACCGCCAGTTGCAGCCTGTGTGGCCTCGATGACGGCTTGGGTTGCACCAGCACCAACAGCCATGCCAGGGAGAGTTACTGCGCGGCCAGCAGGCGTGAAGGCAGCCAAAGCGCCAGCAGCACGTGGAATGTCGCTTACCTGGAAGCCAGGCTTGATGGCGTACATCTGGCCATCGATGGACGACTGCAGCACGAAGTTGCCCTTCTCGTCCTGGCTGACTTGCACGCCGGGAAAGTTGGACTGGATGACCTGCACAGTTTCCTGTGGGTTGGTCATCATGGTGCCTAAGGCCGACTTGAAGCTGGACATGCTGAAGGTGTTGAGCTCCGGCATGCCTGCATAGTCCGGCAGCGCCTGGGTGGTGGGTGTTTCGCGCTCAGTGCCTGTGAAGGCCTCACGGATGCCACCCAAGACACCCAGGGACTCTGTGCCCTTGAGCTGCATGCCAGCCGGTGCACGCACCATGCCGTTCTTGACGTCGGCCTCCAAGTCCATCATTTCCTGACGCGTCATGCGGCCTGTGTTGTAGGCATCCACAACGGTCGGTGGCAGCTCGGCAACCTGCGTACTGGCAGCCGTGCCTTGTGCTGGCGCAGGCTGTTGGCCACGCAAAGCAGCGCCACGAGGCAGCATAAGCACGCCAGATTTAACGTCGGCCTCAAAGTCTGCCGCCTCTTCAGGCGTCATCTGGCCGGAGCTGTAGGCGTTGAAGATGTTTTGGATCGAGCCAGGGGCCATAGCGCCACCAGCAGCAGCGCCAGCACCACCTCGGGCTGCCATAACGCGCTGAAAGGTACTGTCGCCACCTCCGGGGAGCGTGGCAGGCGTGGCGGCTTGCTCTTGGCCAACACCGGCAGTCACGCGCTCAATGTAGGACTTCGTGCGAGGCCCCCAGTTTTTGGGGTTGGTGCCGCCATGGTATTCGGCAGCGGCCAGCTTGATGTCGCCCTTGTTGCGCTGCAGCGATTCCTTGAGCAGCAGGCCAGCAGCCTCGGCTGCGTTTTGTGGGCTGAGGTAAGCATCGACACCGTACTTGTCCAGCACAGCCTTGCGTGTGGCAGGGATGATCTGGAACGGTGTCTTGGCGTTGGCCTCGGACACCTGGTCAGCATTGCTGCGCTCGCCATAAAGCAAGACAGACTTCAGCAGGCCAGAAGGCAGCCCGAGCTTTTGCTCAGTGCCAGCGGCCAGGTCAGACCAGAACGGGTCTTTGTAGCTGTTTGGGGCTTGTGTGGCCATGGTTCGTCCTTAGCGGCCAGGCTGGAAAGTACCGCTGCCAAGCGTGCCAGGGGTGGGCACTTGGCCGGTTTGTGGGTTCATCCAGCGCATGTAGCTGCGCTGCTGTGTGGCCGTGTTGGCTTGCTGTGCTGCCAGGCCTTGTGCGCGTTGCTCGCCGTACTGGCGCATGAAATCCACGAAGGTCGTGCCAGCAGGAATCTGGATGCCGCCGATGTTGATGTCGGTCTTGGCACGGCCAAGGGAGCCGGTCGAGTTGACCCACTCAGCCTCGGCAGCTTTTGCCGCGCCTTCATACTGCAGCAGCTTGGCCATACCACGCAAGAACGAGCCAATGGTCTGCGCGTTGGCAGTTTCCTCGGGAAAACCCTTAAGGGCCATCTGAATGTCTTTGTCGGTCGCAGGGCCAGGTGGCAGGGACTTAATCGCCTGGGTGTTGCGCAGCCGAGTGTATTCCTGGCGCATCTGCGTCCATTCGTCCTGTCGGCCAGTAGCGCCTGCAAACCACTCTGTCGCCTTGGTGCCCAAGCCTTTGCCGCCCTGTGCGGATTCAATTCGGCCAGCCAGGTCAAGCATGCGGCCTGCGGACTGCTCTGCACCAACGGCTGCAATGGTCGCGTCGTTCACGATCTTGTTTGCGTCGGGCGTGAGCTTTGTGCCAGCTTGGCCAAGTTCAAACAGCTTCATCTCCACATCGGTCTGCAGCTTGTCGCGGTCAAGCGCCAAGCGGCCAGAACGGTCTGCGATCTGGCTGTCGATGTTTTTGATTTGTGCAGCGGTGTTGGTGTTTTCCAAAGCCAAGCGGGTCGGGGTGTTGGCCGTGACCAGCTCTTTCTCGGTTGCGCCTGCTTCGCCGGTGCGAATCTCTGCCGGGGCTTTCAGAGCCTTGATCGATGATTCCAGCACCTTGTCGCCGCCAGGAACACCAGCGAGCATGATGCCGATGGTCTTCTGGGCTGCGGCTGGATTGGTTTCAGCCAGCTGCGCGTAAGTATCGTAAGCCTTGGCACGATCTGCGCGGCCAGAGTTGCGCTCTGCCTCAGCTTTTTGACGCAGAAGATCAACACCGATCTGCGGTGCTCCGGAGCTAAATGCCGACA